TTAGAGTTGCAGCAAGAGGAGTAAAAATGATTATTCCTTCTGAGCTTCAGTTTACAGCTGAGAGATTAATGAAATCTCAAGGTAGAACTGGAACAGCTGATAATGATGTTAACGCAATCGTTTCAATGGGAATGATTCCTCAAGGTTATAGAGTGAATAATTACCTAACTGATACTGATGCATTTTACATTATTACAGACGTACCAAATGGTATGAAAATGTTCACAAGAGCTCCATTGACAACTGCAATGGAAGGTGATTTCGATACTGGAAACGTTAGATACAAAGCTAGAGAAAGATACTCATTTGGAGTATCAGACCCTAGAGGTATCTTCGGCGTTGAAGGTGCGTAATAACTAAATTTTATGGGGCCGCCTTAAAACGGCCCCATTTACAATACAAAAGGTGAGATTCATGAAAAATTTTTTAGTGCAAATTTGGGCGTACCAACATTACGCAAAATTTAAAGTATTGTCTGAAGACAATGCAGAATCACTAGAAGATGCAATCCTTGACAAACTTGGAGAAAAGAGTATAAAGTGGGAAGATCTTGGAATTAGTTATGATGACAAGATTAACAGAATAACCTATGAGGAGGTTATAGATGATACAAGACCTATACAAACAAAAAAGGTCCTTGGAGTTGAAGTGGGAACAGGAGCATATTAACAATGGTAAATATACTCTTGATATGGTCAGAATTGATGACAAAATTAAACAAGTCATCACTGAGATCAAGCTGGAAGAAGCAGCTATTGCTCACAGACAGAATACTGTCGAAGGTTCAGCTCCGCAAGTTTCAGTAGCTACTTAATAAAAAGCTACATCGTTGAATAAATCACATTCACATTACAGGCTCTCTTGCACTCTACTAAAAACTAGTATATAATTTAATTACTATACATATAAGTTCGTGTAGACGCGTATAGTCGACGGCCTAGAGACTACATGAACGTAAACTAGGAGGATAATACTATGGCAAACACTACGTTTTCAGGACCGGTCATTTCTAAAAATGGCTTTACAAGTACAGGTCCTGGTATGACTGTTAGCTTAACAGCTGACACAACATTAACAGTTGCTGCACACGCAGGTAGAATATTACTTTGCAATGACGCTGATGGTAAATTTACTTTACCAAGTATCAATGTAAATAGTAATGGTGCTACTGCAGGTGACAATGACTTTAACAACTTAAACAACATCGGTGCAACTTTCACATTTTTTGTTGAAACAGCTGCAACTGATATGGACATCTTAACTGATGGTACTGATAAATTTAAAGGTGCTATCATGATTGGTGTTGATGATGGTTCGAAAAAAGCTTTCGTACCAGGTGCATCTAACGATGTTATTACTATGAATGGTTCTACAAAAGGTGGAATCGTTGGTAGCGTTGTATCTTTCACAGCGATTGATACTGCTACATACATGGTTCACAATTCTTTATTGATTGGATCAGGTACAATAGTAACACCATTCGCGGACGCGTAATAAATAAACTCGGGGCGCCTGGTAATGCAGGCGCTCTTTAACAGGAGGAAACATGGCAGACACAGTATTAAATACAACTGTATTTGACGGATCAAAAAAACTTATCACTCACTACAACGTAGTTTCTGATAACTCTGGAAGCACAACTAAAATAGTTGATGTTTCTGAATTAGCAAAAAGCCCAGCTAACAAATCTTGCGTTAAAGTAAGATTAAATAAAGTTAGTTGTAACGTTTCAGTAACTGCACCAGTAGATGCTTTACGTATGGAATGGGATAATTCTGGAACCAATATTGTTTTTCAAACATTAAATGGAGAAATGGAATATGACTATTCTTCTTTTGGTGGATTAAAAAATGATGAAGCTAGTGGTTATTCTGGAGACGTTAATATAACACTACCAGCCTGTACAGCAGGAGATAGTGGCACAGTTGTTTGTGAATGGATTAAAGTCTACGAATCGTAGGAGTTTAAATGGCTAATACTACTTCGGGAACAGCAACGTTCGATAAAACTTTTTCTATTGATGAAATTATAGAAGAATCTTTTGAACGTATTGGATTAAATTCTGTGGCTGGCTATCAAATGAAGTCAGCCCGAAGATCTCTTAATATCTTATTTCAAGAATGGGGTAATAGAGGTATTCACTATTGGGAAATAGCAGAAACCAATATTGACATGATTCAAGGTCAAGCTGAATATAAATTTTTTAGATCAGCTGGTGATGGTACAAGTGCTGTTTCTACACCAGCAGATATTTATGGAATGTCCGATGTCCTTGAAGCACAATTAAGATCTAATAGAACTCAAACAACACAATCAGATAGTCCTATGACTAAAGTTGATAGATCAACTTATGGTGGTTTTTCAAATAAACTTTCTCAAGGAACACCTAATCAATATTTCGTACAAAGATTTATAGATCACGTTAGTATTCAAGTGTATCCAACACCAGATTCAACTAATGCATCTAAAGATATGCATATTTATTATATTAAAAAAATTCAAGATATTGGTGACTATACAAATGCAACTGATGTGCCATTTAGATTTGTACCTTGTATGACTTCAGGTTTAGCTTTTTATTTAGCACAAAAATATCAACCACAATTAGTACAACAAATGAAACTATATTATGAAGATGAATTAGCAAGAGCATTAGCAGAAGATGGCTCTGCTTCTAGCACACATATAACACCTAAAACTTATTATCCAGGAGCATAATGGAATATACAGATTATTTAAAAGCAGCTAGAGAATTAAATTTAAAACCAATTAGTATAGATGATTTCATGTCTTTAGCAGGAGCTATGGACATGTCTGATATATTAAAATTGACTGAAAGAGCACAGATGTCAGAAAAACCTTTAGGTAAAGATTAATGTCAAAATACGCAACAGGTAAATATGCAAAAGCAATATCAGATAGATCTGGTTTAGAGTTTCCATATAGAGAAATGGTTAGAGAATGGAATGGATCTTTTGTTCATGTATCAGAGTTTGAACCAAAACAACCACAGTTAGAACCAAAACCAACTAACGCTGATGGTATTGCATTAAGACATGTTAGAACTGCAAGAACAGAAAGCGATGTTCCTTATTCTATACCAGAAAATGGTTTTGAAACTTATGAAGCAGGATCAGGAGTCATTAATGTAACTGCACCTGGACATGGTTTAACAAATGGAACAACATACAGATTTAGAGGTTCGCCTTTAGCAATTACGGCTAGTGGTGGAACATTTCAATTTGCAAATCCATCAGACTTTGATGGAATTACAGGAGCAAATGTTGCAAAGTCAGCAGGGTATGCAATAACAACTGGAATATTTAGAAGTGGTGCAAGAGTGAGCACAGATTATGCTGTTGCTAATTTCTTCTTCTTTACAGTTGATACAGATACTGCTACAGTTGGTGAAGTTAAAGGAGGAGGAGTTGGCTGCTCAGTTGGACCAGTCACATTAAGCGCATGATTAAAAAAATTATAGATAAAATTAAATCTTGGTTTATACCAAAAGAACAAATAGATGCTCATGAAGTAATACTTCATCCTAAAGGTTTTTGTAATGATCACAATAAATATAAACATCGTTGTCCTAAATGTAGAGAATTAGCGAGGATTGGATAATGGCTGGATTAAGTGCATCAGGATTAAAAACTCAAATAAGAAGTTATACTGAAACAGACTCTACTGTATTATCAGATTCTGTTTTAGAAAATATAATATTAAATGCACAATATAGAATTTTTAGAGATGTTCCTATTGATGCAGATAGAAAACAACAAGATGGTAATTTAGTAACTGGCCAAACAACTATTAATGCTCCAGCAGGTGCTGTTTTTATAAGAGGTATACAAGTATATGATTCAACATCAGCTACAACTGGTGCTAATATTTGGTTAGAAAAAAAAGATATTACATATTTACAAGAATATGTTTCGTCAACAGAATCAGCAAAAAGAGGGCAGCCAAAGTATTACGCTATGTTTGGTGGCGGCACAGGGGAGTCAGATACTACATCTGGAAGGATGATGTTTGCTCCAGTTCCTGATACTACATATAAATTTAGAGTGCATTTTAATGCGGCTCCAGCTTTATTAGAGAATAATGACACTAATTATATTAGTCTTAACTTTCCAAATGGACTGTTATACTGCTGTCTATCAGAAGCATATGGATTTTTAAAAGGTCCGATAGATATGTTGACATTATATGAAAATAAATATAAACAAGAGGTACAGAAGTTTGCTAATGAGCAAGTTGGTAGAAGACGAAGAGATGACTATACTGATGGCGCTGTTCGTATACCGGTAACCTCAGCAAACCCGTAGGAGAAAAATTATGGCAATAACATCGGCAATTTGTACAAGTTTTAAAGTAGAAATTTTAAAAGGAGTTCACAATTTTACAGCTACAACAGGAAACACATTTAAAATAGCTTTATACACAAGTGATGCTACTTTAGGTGCTGGAACTACAGCTTATTCGGCTACTAACGAAATTACAAACTCATCTGGAACTGCATATACTGCAGCTGGTGCAACATTAACAAGTGTGACTCCAACTTCATCAAGCACAACCGCTCTTTGTGATTTTGCAGATGTAAGTTATACTTCTGCTTCGTTTACAGCAAACGGTGCTTTAATTTATAACGACTCAGCATCGGGTGATCCTGCTGTTTGTGCTATTGCATTTGGATCTGATAAAACAGTAACAAGTGGAACTTTCACAATTCAATTTCCAACAGCAGACGCAACTAACGCTATTATCAGGATAGCATAAGGAGGGCCTCCTTATGTCAGCAACATCAATTTGGGGTGGAGATGATCCACTCGTAGCATGGAATCAAAACTCATGGCAATCTAATCAAGCAACTGTTTCACTAACAGGTGTGTCTGCAACAGCATCAGTTGGAACTGTAAAATCTTTTCCTGAAGCAGGTTGGGGATCTGATGGCTGGGGTGAAGATGGTTGGAGTGGAACTTTTATTGTATCTTTAACAGGAGTCTCTGCAACAACATCAGTTGGTTCTGTATCAGTAGATGCAGAAATAGGTTCTGGTTGGGGTAGAGGTGAATGGAATAACAACGAAGGTTGGGGTATCCAAGGAACAGTTTTACTTGACGGACAATCTGCAACAGCAAATGTTGGATCACTTTCTCCTGCAGATGTAATGGGATTAACGGGAGTTTCTGCAACAGTAAGTGTTGGTGATCCTACAATAATTGGTAATGTAGTTGTTGCACCAACAGGAGTTTCTGCAACAGCATCAGTTGGAACATTAACACCTGCCGATGTTATGGGACTAACAGGAGTTTCTGCAACAGTAAGTGTAGGAGCATTAACACCTGCCGATGTTATGGGAGTTACAGGAGTTTCTGCAACAGTAAGTATTGGTGACCCATCTATTACATCTAATCCTACAATTATACCAACAGGTTTAGAAATGACTTCTTCTGTAGGATCAATAACACCTGCAGATGTAATGGGATTAACAGGAGTTTCCGCAACAGTAAATGTAGGATCTTTGAGTCCTCCTGTTGTAATGGGATTAACAGGAGTTTCTGTAACAGCTTCTGTTGCTACATTTGGAACATCTTCAGGTTTTGGAATTCAAGCTTATTCAAGCGTTGACACAGGTTCAAATTCATCATATACAGATGTTGCAACTGGATCAAATACAAGTTATAGTGACGCTGCATAGGAGATAAATTATGGCATCAACATACACACCTTTAGGGGTAGAACTTCAAGCAACTGGTGAAAACGCCGGTACGTGGGGGACAAAAACTAATACCAATTTACAAATTATAGAACAAATTTCTGGTGGCTATATTGCTAAATCTATAGCAGGCGGAGCTCAAACAACTGCATTATCTGTTTCTGATGGTGCTACAGGTGCAGAACTTTCTCACAGAATGATAGAATTTACAGGGACTATTACAGGAAATCAAATTGTAACAATACCTTTAGATGTTCAAACTTTTTATTTTTTAAGAAATTCAACATCGGGTGCATACACAGTACAATTTAAATATGTATCTGGATCAGGAGATTCTTTTACTTTTTCAGCTACAGATAAAGGCGATAAAATTGTTTTTGCAACAGCAAACGATGGTACAAACCCTGACATAGACACATTAGCTATTGGAACTGGTATAGCAAGTGTTGTTGAAGATACAACACCTCAACTAGGTGGTAATTTAGATACTAACTCACACAATATTTTAATAGATGATGCTCATTTTATTGGAGATGAAAATGGTCTTGAACAAATTATATTTCAAACAACTGCTTCAGCAGTTAATGAATTAGAAGTTACAAATGCAGCAACAGGTAATCCTCCTATCCTTGGAGCAAGTGGAGAAACAAATGTTGATCTTCATTTAAAACCAAAAGGAACTGGAGAGCTTAGAATTGGAACAGGTGCGGCTGCAGCTACATTAACAACAAGTGGTGCACATGACCTTGTTTTAGACACTAATTCTGGGACAAATTCAGGAACTATTACTATCACAGATGCCGCAAATGGAGATATAACAGTAGCTCCAAACGGAACAGGTAGAGCAAAAGTAACTAACGCAACATCAAGCTCAACACAAGTTGTAACAACAGATGGAAAAGCTATTGCATTGTCTTTAGTTTTCGGATATTAATATCAAAGGAGAATAAAAAATGGCAACACCAAATCTTGTAAATATAGCAACAATCACACCCAAAAACGCTATGGGTACTTTAGGTGATACTAACAGAACTACTATGATTGATGTACCTGCAGAAACTGCAGTAAGAATTGATACAATATTATTAGCAAACATTGATGGTACTAACGCTGCTGACGTAACAGTAGAAATTAGTAATGACAATGGTTCAACTTATTATAAAATTGCAAGTACAATTTCTGTACCTGCAGATTCAACTTTAGATTTAATTGCAAGACCTATCTACTTAGACGAAACAGATTTAATCGCTGTAACAGCTGGCGCTGCTAGTGATATAGCGTTCCATGTTTCTTATGTAGAAATGGTAGACTAGGAGAATAAATGCCGAAAATAATTAAACCCGCAAAAGGTACTTTTACAACAGCAGATATTACAGTCGACTCATCTGGAAGAATTGTAGCTGCGGCTACAGGTTCAGCTGGAGGTGGGGTTAATGTAGCAAAAAACTTTTTTGACACTGGTTCTGGAACTTGGACGGCTAATGCAAATGCTACAAGTGCTTCAGCTTTTATTAAAGGTGGCGGCGGTGGCGGCGGAGGATTTCAAAATAACGTTCCTTCTCCAAAACCTGGTAAAAGTGGAGGTCCTGGAGGCTACGGATTTTTCTTTGCACCTGTAACAGGTGGTGATTCTTATGCTTATTCAATTGGAAGTGGCGGTAACGGCGGACCTAGTCAACAACAAGGACAAGCAGGTCAAGCTAGTTCGGTAACTAATATAGGAACAGCAAACGGTGGAACTGGTGGAGGACGTGGTCCACAACCTCCCGGTAATCCAGGAAACGCTCCGGGTTCAACAGGTGACTTTTCGGGAAATAATACCCTATTAGTTACGGGAGATTCATCTGGCGGTGGCGGCGGCGGTGCAACAGGTGGATCTGGACAAGCCGGACAAGCTGGGTTTATTTTTATTTACGATAATTCGGGATCAGTATAATATGGCAAAGTATGTTATTAAAGATAGTGATAATAATTACCAATTCATCTGTGAAGATACAGAGTCTAGAGATTATTGGATAAATACATATGCAAATTGTAGTTCTTATGAAGAAATATCTGATGCCGATTTTACAGAATTACAAAAAAATAATAAACAATTTACATCAACACATCCACTAAATACAACTTTGATTGATGGTCCTTCTGATATAGATGAAATTGAATATACTCAAGAAGAACTTCAAGAAAGATTAGAAGTATTAATAAATCGTTTAGAAAAACAAAATAGTAACACATTAAACCCTCCATCTATTTGGGCTACAAATTTAACTGCTTTAAAAGCAATTGATATAAGTTCTTTATCTTACCCAGTCACAGGCAAGTCTTGGCTTGACTGTTTTTTAAAAAATAGTATAAATGTTCCATCTTCGATGGAATTTTAATGAATGAAAGAATAATTACTTTTTCTGCTAGTAAGATGTTAGCAGAGGACAAAGAACTACAACCTGAACCAGCTAAATTAAATATACCTGATTGGTATAAAAAAGTTCCAAATCCACTAGATAAACGTACTATAAAAATGTGCAAACCTTTTTTAGATAGTTTAACTGCAGGGTATATTTTAAAAAATCCAATTGATCAAAAAATTAATTTTAATACACCTGATCCAAATGGAAAAAATAATACTTGGGTAGAAGTGCATCCTAACTTAGAAATTTTTGGAGAAATTTTTAGACAATCAATGAACTTTAATTCAGGAACGGAAACACATAATATAGAACAAGTAGGTGGAATGACATGTCCATATGTTAAACAAAATAAAGCATTTGATATTTACAAAATTTTAAATCCTTGGACTGTAAATGTGCCCGCTGGTTATTCTATACTTTATATGCCGCCTATAAATAGACCTGACGATAGATTTGAAATTATATCTGGTATTGTAGATGGTGATCATCCTTTACCTGCAAATTTTCCTTGTGTGTTTAAAAAAGAAGGTAGTTGGATATTAGAAAAAGGAACACCTATAGCATCTGTTTTTCCGTTTAAAAGAGAGGCTTGGAAAATGAAAATGGAACAACACGACGAAAAAGATTTTTTAAAGAAAGCATTTAACTATGCTTCTAAATTGAAAAAATGGTATGCAGAAAAATATTGGAAGAGAAATAAATGGAACTAAAAAATTTAATTGGTGAGTACAATTTTTTAACACCTAAACAAGTATCTATATTTTTAAGAACTTTTAAAGACGTAAATAATTTTACAGATTCGACTGTAGTATCTGAAAAAGGAGATGGAGTAGTTGATAAAAGTGTAAGATATGTAAAAGATTATGGTTTAAGTAGAAACAGAACTTTAACAGAAACGCATTGGTTTAATGTTCTTTGTTTTCTTTTAGGAAAAATTTCAAATATTTATTTTCAAGATAGAGAAATTAATAATAGAATTCAAAAGATTTCAGACTTAGTGCTTTTAAAATATACTAAAGGAGGTTTTTATAAAACTCATTGCGATAGTGGCACACATAATCACAGAGAACTTTCTGCAGTAATATTTTTAAATAATGATTATGAAGGAGGTCATTTACAATTTTTTGAACCTAATTCAAAAGATTTAATTTTAGATGTAAAACCTGATGTAGGTAAAGTGGTTTTGTGGCCAAGCAATTATTTGTTTCCACATCAAGCTACACCAGTAACAAAAGGAACAAGGTATACAATAGTATCATGGATGATTTAAAAAAATATGTTTACATAAAAAACATTCTTTCAAAAGATGAAAGAGATATGTTGTTTAATTATGCTAAAATGTATAATGCTCAAAATAAATGTGTTTTTGAAAAACACTCAGCTTTATTAGAAACTTTTGAATACGGCGGTAGTTTAACAGATTCTTTATTAGTGTCAAAAAAGAAACAAATAGAACAAGCAAGTAATTTAAAATTAATAGAGACTTATAGTTATTGGAGATTATATAAAAAATTTTCTGATTTAAGCAAACATACAGACAGAGATTCTTGTGAAGTTACGGTAAGTGTAACTGTCAAATCAGATTTAAAAGATTGGCCTTTATTTATAGATGGTGAAAGAATAATTATAGAACCAGGTGATGGCGTATTATATTTTGGTAATAAACTAAAACACTGGAGAGAAGAATATGAAGGGGACTATTCTTTTCAAATTTTTTTTCACTATGTTCTTGAGAATGGAAAATTTAAAGATTATAAATGGGACAAAAGAGAATTATTAGGAATAGGTATTAGCGGTGCAGTTTAAATGGAACAAAGATAGTTGTGAAATAATTTTTTCTAAAAAAGAAAGAAAATTAATTAACGACAAAGGATTAGTAACAGTTGATTATAAAGATGGAAGAGCTTTTGTTAATCAATTAGCTAGAATAGTAACTGAAATACATATCAACTATAAAGAAAATAATCCTGATTTTGAAAAAGACTTAAGTTTTGATGACTCAAAAGTTAAATTAAAATGAGCTTTTAAACACTAGGAATCTGTGATATTTGGTATAGTATTAGAAAAAAAGGATCCTTATGTTACAAAAAATAGGTTTTCAACCAGGCATAAATAAACAAATTTCAGAAACCACAGCAGAAGGCCAGTGGGTAGACTGCGATAATGTTAGATTTAGATATGGCACACCTGAAAAAATAGGTGGTTGGAAACAATTAGGAACGGATGATTTAACAGGAGCTGTAAGAGGGCTTCATCATTACGTTAATAGTCTAGGTAGAAAATATGCAATTATAGGAAGTAATAGAATTTTATATGCATATTCAGGAGGTATATTTTATGACATACATCCTATTAAATCTACTACTACACTTACGAGTGCTTTTAGCACTACTAATGGATCACCAACAGTTACAATAACTTTTTCTAGTGCTCACAATATTACTGCAGGTGAAATATTGTTATTAGATAATTTTACTACAATAACAGGATCTAATTTTGGTGCCTCTGACTTTGATGATAAAAAATTTATGGTAACATCTGTGCCATCAACAACAACACTTACAATTACAATGCCTTCTAATGAAACAGGGTCTGGTGCAACAACATCAGGTGGTATTAGAATTCAACATTATTACCCTGTAGGGCCAGCTGTACAAGCAGAAGGATTTGGATATGGTTTAGGGTCTTGGGGTGGTGAAGCTGCAGGAGCAGTTACAACAACTTTAAATGGTGCAATCAATGATTCTACAACTACAATAGTATTATCAGACGCATCACAGTTTCCTGATTCTGGAACAAACTTTATTTTAATTGGCACAGAAGAAATATCTTATACAGGTATTTCATCAAACACTTTAACAGGTGTTACAAGAGGAGTTCGAAACACAACAGCAGCATCTCATAGTGATGGAGCTACAATTACAAATACTTCCGATTATGTTGCGTGGGGTGAAGCAGCCTCAGGTGATTTAGTTATTGAACCTGGTATGTGGTCATTAGATAACTTTGGTGACAAAGCAATTTGTTTAATTGCTAATAGTGCTGTGTTCGAATGGGATTCATCTTTATCAAATGCTACTGCAACAAGAGCAACAATTATTTCTGGTGCGCCAACTGCATCAAGACATATGTTAGTGTCTACACCGGATCGTCACTTAGTATTCTTTGGAACAGAAACAACTATTGGAGATACATCTACACAAGATGACATGTTTATAAGATTCTCGGATCAAGAAGATATAAACACATATATACCAACAGCAACCAATACAGCTGGTACACAAAGACTGGCCGACGGATCAAGGATCATTGGAGCTATTAGAGGTAGGGATGCAATTTATGTTTGGACTGATACTTCTTTATTTACACAACGTTTTGTTGGTCAACCATTTACGTTTGCGTTTACACAAGTTGGAACACACTGTGGACTTGTTGGAAAGAATGCATGTGTGGAAGTTGATGGTGCTGCATATTGGATGTCAGAGAACGGTTTCTTTAGATATGCTGGTAAACTAGAATCATTACCATGTTTAGTAGAAGATTTTGTTTATGATGATATAAATTTAACTTCTGGTAATCAAATGATATCAGCCGGACTAAATAATTTGTTTGGTGAAGTAATGTGGTTTTATCCAACGTCTTCATCATCAGTTGTAAATAGAATGGTTTCATATAATTATTTTGACTCTTCTCCACAAAGACCCGTTTGGACAAACGGCACATTATCTAGAACTATGTGGAAAGATTCTGCGGTGTTTGGAACTCCACATGCAACAGAATACGATGCAGATACTGATACATCTTTTGATGTTGTAGGAAATACAGAAGGTATTACAACTTACTATGAACATGAAATAGGAACCGATCAAAATAAAAATGGAACTATAACTGCAATTACTTCAAACATATCCTCTGGAGATTTTGATATTACACAAGCAAGAGCACAAGGCACAGGACAAGCTACGGGTGTTGCAACATTTAGAGGAGATGGTGAGTTTATAATGAAGATAAGAAGATTTGTACCTGATTTTATAAGTCAGGTAGGAGCAACTAGAATTACATTACAATTAAAAAATTATCCTAATAGTTCACAAGCTAGTTCACCACTTGGACCATTTGATATAACATCTTCAACTACAAAAATAGATACTCGTGCAAGAGCTAGAGCTATTGCATTAAAAATACAAAATATAGCAGCTAGTCAAAGTTGGAAACTAGGAACTTTTAGATTAGATACACAACCAGATGGAAGAAGATAATGGCAAAGATAGCACAAGTAATAACTAGACCAGCAAAAGAATATGATTTACAAACAGCGGAAGCGCAAGTCAGAGATCTTGATGCAATCGTTGAAAAATTAAATTCAACATATCAAGAAGATTTAAAAGAGGAGATAGAAGCGTTTAACTTCTTTATAAATTAATGGCAAATCAATTTAAATTCGCAGGCATAGATGATAGCACAAGCGGAAGTGCTTTGAGTCCTTTGGGATCTGGTAATCCTTTAGTAAGTGAAACCTATGTTATTAAATCTATATTAGTTACATCAGCCGGAACGCCTACGGTAACTGTTGCTAATAATAGTATTACAGCTATAAAGTCAGCTGCTTTGACAGCTAATGTTACAACAGAATTACTAACCAATCCATTAGTAGTAGAAGGTGGAAAAACCTTTACAATTCAAGCTAGCACTACAGACTCATTTGATGTAGCTATTAGCTACTTAAACATTAAGAAAGAGGTAACAACATAATGATTGAAATACAACCAGATAAAATAATAGAAAAAATAACAAATAAAAAAACAGGGGAAACATATAAGACTGATAAAGAGTGGAAAGATAAAGGTATATCACCAGAAGACATACGAAAAGATGTAACTGTAATCATGCCTAGCCTTGATTTATTAGGAGAAACAAAATAGAATAGTACGATGGCCATAACAAACTTACAACAAGCTAGACAACTTTATCGATTTGGTGGAGACACTATGGGTGGTCCAAATGATAAATCTATAGATGGACCAGGTCCTGAGGATAAAAGCACTATGGAACAAACTCTGAATACAAGAGCAGCTATTATAGATGCTCAAAGATCTAAAAAAATAGATCCACAAACTATTACCAATACAGTTGGTGATGCTATGCTTCTTAAAAATTTAATAAATTTAAATCCTGTAGGCGTTATGAAAAATATTGGATCTAAATTAATTTTAGATAAGATAACAAATGTTCCAGATACAGAAGAAGACGATAGCCCAATGCAAGTAGCAGATGTTACCTATGATCAACAAAAAAATATTTTAGAAAATGTTCTTAATACCGAAGATACTAATTTAGACCAATCTATAGAAAACAAAGAAAAAAGAGAAGACATACAGCAAAAATTATTACAGGAAATACAAAACGCAAAAGATGGTGGTAGAATAGGTGCTATGGGTGGCGGTGTTATGGGTGGTTTAGCTGATGGTAATTTTGATTTTGAAAATGCAAGACAGATGTATGGTTTAGGTAAACTTGTTAAGAAAGTTACAAGAACAGTTAAGAAGATTGCAAAGTCACCAATAGGTAAAGCTGCTATAATAGGTGGTGGTTTGGGACTAGCAGGAATTGGACCATTTAAAGGTTTAGCTGGTACATCACTTGGAACTTCATTAAGTAATTTTTTTGGTAAAGGTAGTTTTAATCCTTTAAAAGCTTTGAGTATAGGTAATGATGTTATGCAAAGTCCTTTTGGTAAATTTGTTAGTGGTTTACCAGGTGGCGGTATTGGTTTAGGTATTACAGCAGCATCAGCAATAGCAGGTATGTTGACACCAGAACAAGAAGAAGAAGCACAACAAATTTCAGATGAAACAGGAATAGATATAGCAACTATAAGAGCTAATCCTAATCAATATCTAGCAAGAAGATTTAGAGCAGAAGGTGGTTCTATGAAAGAACCAGTAGCAAAAAAGACTATGCCATTATTAGACATGGATGGACAAGAAATGGATTTAAGAGCTGAAGGTGGATTTGTACCAATAGGACGTATGGAAAAAGCAGATGATGTGCCTGCAAGATTGTCAAAGAATGAATTTGTATTTACAGCTGATGCTGTTAGAAATGCGGGTGATGGAGATGTGGACAAAGGCGCAGAAGTCATGTATAACATGATGAAGAACCTCGAATCCGGAGGTGACGTATCTGAAGAATCGCAAGGATTAGAAGGCGCACGTAAAATGTTTCAAACATCACAAAGACTAG